GACTTTGCAGCGGTGCATGATAGTTTTGGTACACATGCTTGCAATATGCCTATGTTCAATCTCTGCATAAGAGAGGCGTTCGTTGATATGTATCAGGTGGACGTGTTGAAGATGCTGAAAGACCACATGGAGCGCAATACCCCGGAGCCGTTACCTAACCTACCCGAACAGGGTTCCCTCGTACTCGAGGGCGTGTTGGATAGCGAGTTCTTCTTTTCATAAATACTTACGCTACAGGAGGAGTTACATGGGATTAGCAAAACGCTGTGCCAAGTGCGAATGCCCCTTTGTTGATTATGCAGAGGGCTTCACGACTGAGATTTGCGGTGACTGTCAGGCCAAAGAAACGCCGAAGGAAACACCGCGAAAAACCAATAAAAAGAAAGTGACCAAGGATGAATGACCTGATTCCAGAAGAGTTACTCGAAGAGCTAGAAGCATTTTTCGAGGCGGGAATGTACCCCCCGATTGATGTTCTCGTGTCCCGTGTAGAGCGCGGACACATTCTAGATGAAACAGCTTATAATATAGAGGAGCTTTTTTATGAGTAAGCAGACTATTACATCACCGCTAGGCGTGGCGGTATATCCGCGCTTAACCAAACCCGACACTAAATTTGTCGAGGAAGGCATTTATAAAGCGGACATCCGTGTTCCTTCTAAGGAAGCAGAGCCGTTTATGAATATGCTGTCAAAGACTTTTAAAGAACATACGGGTAAAGCCCCTAACAAAACAGACAACCCTATGTGGGTCGTTGAGCAAGATGATGAGGGTAACCCAACCGGCACTGTCTTGTTTAAGATGCGTGTCAAAAACCGCACTACCAAGCGTGGCGACCTGTGGGACAGGAAGCCAAAACTTTTTGATGCACAGCTAAACCCCCTCACCGGTGTTGAGCCGTGGGGTGGGACAGAAATGCGTGTGTCTTGCGAAGTATACGCTTGGACTGCCGGTGCGAAGAAGGGTGTCTCCCTCCAGCCCCAAGCAGTTCAAATCACTAAACTGGTTGAGGGCAGTGGCGGCGACGCTTCCGGCTTTGGCTTTGATGCTACCGAAGGCTTCGTCGGTGAGAGCAACCCATTCAATACGGAAGACGATGCCGCGCCAAGCGAAGAAGACTTCTAAGAAGTACTCCTTTCGCTCGGGACTCGAGGAAGCCATTGCTGACCGATTAGACGAACAAGGAGTCAAGTTCACGTACGAGGAAGAAAAAATAAAATACATTCGCCCAGCGAAGAACGCCACGTACACCCCGGACTTTGTTCTCCCTAACGGAATAATTATCGAAGCTAAGGGACGGTTCTTAACAGCCGATAGACAGAAGCATCTACTAATAAAAGACCAGTTCCCAGACTACGATATTCGGTTCGTCTTCTCGAACAGCAAAACTCGAATCTCGAAACAATCGAAAACAACTTACGCAAAATGGTGTGAGGCCAAAGGCTTTAAGTACGCTGACCGGCTCATACCAGAACGGTGGTTAGAGGAGTAACTATGCAGGAGCCGCATGAAGATTCACAGTTTGTAGCACACGAGGCTTGTCCATCGTGCGGCTCCCGCGACAACCTCGCAAGATATGATGATGGACACGCCTATTGTTTTGGCTGCCAATACTATGAGAAAGGAACGGAGATGCGTCATGAAAACGCGGAAATCGAAATCACCGAACCGGATGGCGAAAGTTCTGTCGTCGTCCCTCTTTCGCAAGAGAGTGGTGCAAAGCAAAAAGGTTTACTCCCGCAAGGGCAAGCAAAGTCCCTCCGAAAGAGAGGAATAACCGAAGACACTTGCACTAAGTGGAATTATACAGTTGGCGAAATGAATGGGCAGACCTGTCAGATTGCCAACTATTACAACTACAAACGTCAGGTTGTGGCACAAAAGGTACGCTTCCCTGACAAACGCTTCATCTTTCTAGGAGATACAAAGGCGGCTGGCCTATACGGTGACTGGCTTTGGCGAGACGGTGGGAAGATGATAGTAGTGGCTGAGGGGGAGCTTGATGCTCTCACAATCAGCCAGCTACAGGGCAACAAATGGCCTGTAGTGTCCGTGCCTAACGGCGCGGCAGGAGCATTGAAAGCCGTCAAGAAGAACATGGAATGGCTGTGTAAGTTCGACACCGTTGTGTTCATGTTCGATAACGATGACCCGGGCAACACCGCCGCCGCTGAGTGTGCTCAAGCCCTGCCTCCGGGCAAGGCTAAAGTTGCTCACCTCCCCCTGAAAGACGCAAACGATATGCTGACATCGGGTCGAGGCTCAGAGGTCATTGATGCCATCTGGGGTGCCAAGGAGTACCGCCCAGACGGTATCGTCGCGGCCACGGATTTGTGGGACGAGTTTATTTCAGACGACGACGCAGAGTCAGTCCCGTACCCTTGGGACGGTCTGAACGAATTAACTCGAGGTCTACGCAAAGGCGAGCTTGTTACCTTTACCGCAGGTTCAGGTATCGGCAAGTCTAGCGTGTGCCGCGAAATCGCCCATCACCTGCTCACATTGGGCGAGAAGGTTGGCTACATCGCACTCGAAGAGTCGGTGAAGCGTACCCTTCGCGGAATTGTGGGTATTGAACTAAATAAACCCCTACACCTAGAAAGAGGAGAAGTCGAAGATGGATTACTTCGCAAGGCTTTTGACAGGGTATGTGGGGACTCCAAGCTTTACCTCTACGACCACTTTGGTAGTATTGATGGGACTAACCTTCTTGATAGAATTAGGTATTTGTCTCGCGGTCTTGATGTAAACTGGATAATCCTTGACCACCTTTCGATTGTAGTAAGCGGCGATGACAGCATATCTGATGAGCGCAGGGCAATAGACGTGACAATGACTAAGCTGCGGTCTCTCGTTGAAGAGACTGGCATAGGTCTTATTCTCGTCTCACATCTCAAACGCCCGGAAGGTAAGGGGCACGAAGAGGGAGCACGAACAACACTCGCTCAACTCCGTGGCTCTGCTGCCATCGCCCAGCTTTCCGACATGGTGCTGGGACTGGAACGAAACCAACAAGACTCGGAAGACAAGAACAAGACCGTCATCCGAGTTCTTAAAAACCGATTCAGCGGTGAAACCGGCGAGGCCAGTGTCTTACACTTTGACAGTGGCTCCGGGCGCATCTCTGAGCAACCCTTCACAGTGGTGGACGATGCAGACCCTACAGGCTTCTGAGGATGTCATCATGGCCCTAGCCGAACGGCTGGCAGTCATGGCTGTGAAGAACCCTTTCTTTTACGACGATTATCTAGCCGCCAGTCGTAGAGCGAGAGAATTGGAATGTGGTGGCTGGCGTAACTATAGGAGCAAACCTAAAATGAGCCAACGTACACGTATTTTGAAGCACCTCAAAGAAGGTAAATCAATCACTCCGCTGGAGGCACTCGGTGTCTATGGCGCGTATCGGCTGTCGGCAGTCATCTTTGACCTCCGCGCCGCCGGGTACGAAATCAACACCACGCTAAAACACGACGGTACTGGTCGCCAGTACGCGGAATATAGTTTGGCATCATAGTTACGAAACAGGAGCATTTACGCAATGGCTACATATTTATTTGACTTGGAATCCGATGGGCTTTTAGACGAGCTTACCCGTATCCATTGCCTCGTGCTCAAGGATGCGGAGACGGGAGAAGTTCATAGCTTCACACCTTCTGAGGTGGAAGCTGGGGTTCGTATGTTGCAGAACGCTGACCTGATTATTGGTCACAATGTTATCTGCTTCGACATACCCGCTCTCCGCAAGGTTTTCCCTTGGTTCAGCATCGAGCGTACTCGCGTACGTGATACGCTCACTTGCTCACGTTTAATCTGGCCTGACCTCAGTGACCGAGACCGGGCTAAGATTGCCAAAGGTAGTGACTTCCCGCCCAAGATGGTGGGTCGTCACTCCTTAGCCTCATGGGGGCATAGGCTGAACGAACACAAGGGAGACTACCAAGGTGGCTGGGAACAGTGGTCTGAGGAGATGCAGCACTACTGCGAACAGGATGTGGAGGTCACCGATAGGCTGTGGAAGCTCATCGAGTCAAAGGACTACTCTGCGCGAGCGATAGAACTGGAACATAGTGTCCAGTGGGTCGTGTCGGAACAAGAGGGGCGCGGGTTTGGTTTTAACCGTACCGCCGCCGTCCACCTATATCAACGCTTAGTTGAGCGTCGGTTGGAACTCGAAGCAGAACTACAGGACGCATTTCCGCCTTGGGAAGAAGAGCTTGGGGAGTTTATCCCCAAGGTCAACAACAAGAAGCTGGGCTACGTCAAGGGGGTGCCGGTGATGAAGACCAAAGATATGGTGTTCAATCCCGGCTCTCGCCAGCACATCGCCAAGCGTCTTATCGCCATCCGTGGTTGGAAGCCGAAAGAGTTTACCAATGATGGACACGCCAAAGTAGATGAAGCCGTGTTATCTTCCCTGCCGTATCCCGAGGCCAAGCTGATGTCCGAGTATCTAATGATACAAAAGCGCATCGGTATGTTAGCTGAGGGTGCACAGGCGTGGCTAAAGGCTGAGACCGAAGGCCGTATCTACGGCTCGGTCATTACGAACGGTGCTGTCACCGGACGGGCAACACACCGCAGCCCAAACGTCGCACAGACACCGGCTGTGGGTGCGCCTTATGGTGAGGAGTGCCGCGCACTCTTCGTACCTACAGGTGACCGCAAGCTGGTCGGCGTGGACGTGTCCGGCCTCGAGCTTCGTATGCTGGGTCACTATATGTCCCGCTGGGATGACGGAGCGTATGCCGATGTCGTCATCAACGGTGACATCCACACGGTAAACCAGAAGGCCGCAGGGCTGGAGAACAGACCTCAAGCCAAGACGTTTATCTACGCTTTTTTGTATGGCGCAGGGGCAGCCAAGATTGGCTCGATTGTAGGTAAAGGTGCCGCTGTAGGCAGCAAACTCAAGAAGAAGTTTCTGGCTCAGACACCTGCCCTCAAACACCTCATAGAGGCTGTACAGAGCAAGGCGGCGCAGCAGGGTCACCTCACCGGCCTAGATGGCCGAAGACTGCACATACGGTCAAACCACGCAGCCCTAAACACCCTTCTACAATCAGCAGGTGCAATCGTCTGTAAGCAATGGATGGTGAACCTTGATGAAGCCCTTCGTCTTCACGGACTGCATGACAAGTGCGGTCAGGTTGCGTGGGTGCATGATGAATTGCAAATCGAAGCTGATGAAGACTGCGCCGAACAAGTAGGCCAGCTTGCAGTCGATGCAATCTTAACTGCCGGTAGTTTTCTCGATGTCAGAGTGCCTCTGACTGGCGAGTACAAGGTCGGCAATAACTGGGCAGAAACCCACTAAGGAGTAAAAATGATTAAAGATTATGAAGAGGATGGACAATACGGTGTCGTCGTATCTCCAAGGACTCCTTATCAGGAGCTTTGCGTACTGACGAAAACGTATGAGGAGCTACAGGACGAGGACAGCAAAGCCCTTATCAACGCCGTAGCTCACGCTTTAGCGGACGCACTTATCAAGTCGCTAAAGCCTCGTGAAAACCATAGCAACGTGGAGATACTATTCGGTCATGACCCAGAAGATGTTAATTGATGCAGACATTATCGTATATCAGGCGGCTGCTGTTAGTGAGCGTATTGTGGAGTTTGATGATGACCTCCACGTTCTTTACTCGGATGCGAAAGAAGCGAAAGTAATTCTAGACGAGCGGCTTTCGCAGTTTGAGGAAGACACCGGCATCGCCACCGATGACATGGTGTTTTGCTTCTCAGATAGCAAGAACTTCCGCAAGGACATTCTACCTACCTACAAGGGCAATCGGAAGAACACCCGCAAGCCTATAGTGTATCAACCTCTGAAAGAGTTTGTTGAGGAGACATATAACTGCGTCTCCATGCCGGGACTGGAAGGTGATGATGTTATTGGCATCCTCGCCACCGACCCCGCAGACAACAATGACTACATCATCTGGTCAATCGACAAAGACCTCATGCAAATCCCGGGCAAGCACTGGGTGATGGATGATGTAAGCGTGGTTGGCGAAGAGGAAGCTCACCGCTTCCATATGCTGCAAACACTTATGGGTGATACCGTCGATGGTTACTCTGGCTGCCCCGGCATCGGGGTCAAGCGAGCCAATGCTATCCTCGACATCTCAACCGACTGGCAAATTGTAGAAGATACATACCTAGCCAAAGGTCTTACTGAACGGGAAGCCTTGGTTCAGGCTCGAGTAGCTCGCATCTGCCGACATGAAGACTACGACTTTGAGAAGCAGGAGGCGAAACCTTGGCTACCGAAACCCGAGAATCCTACCACGACTACATGGGACGCAAATACAGGGAGCAACGGACAATGAACGAGCGTTACAGCAAGGCTCGGCACAAGGCCGAGATTGAGGCTTGGCAAGGCCGTAAGGACAACATCAACCAACCTGACCACTACACGATGGGCAGCATCGAGGTATACGACTTCATTACCGCTTGGGACTTGTCGTTTACCGAGGGCAACATCATCAAGTATGTGGTGCGAAGCCCTTACAAGGGTAAGCGTCTAGACGACCTCAAGAAGGCACAGTGGTACCTCAACAAGCTCATAAAAGAGGCTGAGGCACAAGATGGATAAGGCTAAGAAAGCAGCGACACGCAAGCTACGCAAGGCCGCTATCCGACACCAGAACAACAGTAGCAAGAAAAAACTCACGTTTGCGGAAGCCTTACGCAACGTACAGCAACCCCGTGAGGATTAAGGAGGACTTATGCAGTTATCAGCTTACCAAATCGCAGCCCAAAGAACCGCTATATACCCGGAAGAGGCTAAAGTTACTTACCCAGCTTTAGGTCTCGCCGGTGAGGTGGGCGAGGTCTGCAACAAGATTAAGAAGGTCACTCGCGACGGGCTGTCTATCGACGACATCCGGTCTGACCTGTTCAAGGAACTGGGTGACGTTCTCTGGTATCTGTCCGCCCTCGCTCACGACCTCGACATCTCGCTTGAGAACTTAGCCGAGCAAAACCTCGAGAAACTACAAACCAGACAAGAAAGAGGGACGCTACAGGGTAGTGGCGACAACCGATGAACAATTACCTACCAACAGATTATCAAACATTTATTTCAACCAGCCGCTATGCACGGTGGTTGGAAGACAAGCAACGCCGCGAGACATGGCCTGAGACAGTAGAACGGTATATCGAGAATATCGTCGAGCGGCATATTGAAGACAAGAAAATTATAGACCAAATACGGAGTGCTATCCTAAGCCTTGAGGTCATGCCCTCGATGCGAGCCATGATGACCGCAGGGGCAGCCGCAGACCGTGACAACACCAGCATCTACAACTGCTCTTACCTACCCGTAGACCACCCCCGCGCTTTCGATGAGGCAATGTTTATCCTCCTGTGCGGCACCGGTGTTGGCTTTAGCGTGGAGCGTGATAGTGTGAAGAAGCTGCCTGTCGTGCCGGAAGACCTCGAGGAGTCTGAGGACGTTATCGTCGTGCAGGACAGTAAAGAGGGCTGGGCAAAGTCTTACCGCAAGTTAATCTCATTGCTCTATACGGGTGACATCCCGCGCTGGGACATGAGTAAAATCCGCCCTGCCGGTGCGCGTCTCAAGACATTTGGTGGACGTGCCTCCGGGCCGGAGCCACTCGAGTCACTCTTCAAATATACCGTTGAACGGTTCAAGGAAGCTGCTGGTCGTAAGCTGAACAGCTTTGAGTGCCACAGCATCATGTGCAAGATTGGCGAGGTTGTCGTAGTGGGAGGTGTACGCCGCAGCGCAATGATTAGCCTCAGCAACCTACAAGATGACCGTATGCGTCACGCTAAGTCCGGCCAGTGGTGGGAAGCCCACCCTGAGATGGCCTTGGCGAATAACTCCGTGGCTTACACCGAAAAGCCAGAAATGGAGTCTTTCCTGCGCGAATGGGTGTCTCTGGTCGAGTCTAAGTCCGGCGAGCGGGGCATTTTCTCTCGCACAGCCGCAGACAAGCACGTTGAGAACATGGGACGACGTGAGACTGGTCACGAATGGGGAACCAACCCCTGCTCTGAGATTATTCTTCGCCCGTACCAGTTCTGTAACCTCACCGAGGTTGTAGTACGCCCGACGGACACCAAGAAGTCGCTACAGCGCAAAGTAAAGTTGGCGACCATTCTCGGCACTATCCAATCGATGTTTACACATATGCCATACCTTCG